TTATCCAAGTTTTACCTGTTCAAGTTTGTTCATCATATCCTTATCCATCTGTTCAGTAACGTGAGAATAAATGGAAAGTGTTGTACGGTGGTCGGAATGGCCTACACGATCCATAATAGCTTTAAGTGACACACCTTGTTGAGTGAGTAATGATATGTGGCTATGTCTTAATATATGTGAAGAAATTTCTTTTTCAATACCAACATCTTTAGCTGATTCCCTAAGGATTTTATTGAATCTTTCAGTCTGCATTGGGTTGCCTTTATGATTAGTAAATACAAAATTTCTATTTAGATATCCATCATTCCATTTTGAATCCTTTTTGTTCTCCAGTATTGCTTTCTTTAATATCTCGCAACTTCTGCTACTCAATCCAATTGTTCTATAACTAGACTCTGTTTTAGTGGTATCTTTTACACCGAATCCACCAGATTCATTGTGAAACCAATGGATTGTTCCGTTAATATTTAAACTCTTATTATCAAAGTCTATATCTTCATTTTGAATGGCTAACATTTCACCAATACGCATACCATTTAAGGTTTGGAATTCTGTCATGAGTGCAACGAATAAATAAAACCGCTTATGGATACCTGAGTGCATCTTCTGAGCCTTCATATTAATATCTTTGATGATAGATTGTATTTCATTTAATTCGAGGTATTTATTACGTTTAGCTTTCACTTCATCATAAGACTTAATTCTTTTATTTAACGTTATATCTTTTAAAAATTCTAAATCTTGCAGTTTATAGATGCGTCTAGTGTATTCAAATACATTTTTGAATATGCTTAACGCATCTTTGTTTACTTGATATACATAACCTTTACTATCCATTTCATCGAAAACTTGTTGTGCATATGAAAGTGTTATTTTATTGATTAAAATATCTTCATCTACAAATTTCTTCAAAGTGTTTAGCTTACTCAATTTAGTTTTAATAGTTGTTCTTTTTGACCCAGACGTTTTGATATAATTCTGAAACCACTCATCACATGCGACATGGAAAGTTAGTGACTTAAGTGTAGTAGGTGTCTTATCGTTCAACTTCGCCTCTATACGCTTATTTAAGAGTTTCTGAGCCTCCTTTTGTGATTGCTTACCATTCTTATTAAGAACCACGCTAACACGTCTCCATTTGGCAGTGAGAGGGTCTTTGTACTTCTCATAGAATCTATATTGAACGTCTCCATGCTTATTAGTAAATTTCTCATGCCACATGTGAATGAGCCTCCTTAAAATTATGAATAATATGTTTTAACTGTAGAAATATTTAATATAATTTTTCATGAATAAGTCACTTCTTTTCCAACCCTCAACGTTATAAATATGTTTAGTTCGACCATAAGTGATATAAAGGTTAGCCATGCTTGTATTTATACCATTTACATTTTTAATAGGGTAAACCGTTTTAGCAAAGCCATTTTGAGCAGTTAAGAAATAAATGTTTTCGGTTGTTAAAATTAAAATACCTTTATCAGTTGTTTCCAGATGATAGCCATATCGTTTATAATTTTTGACGTTTTTAGTAGCCCTAGCATTAACTACATCAATTACATGTTCAGTATCAGTTTTAATTTTATTGTAGTAAGCTGTAGCTTTTGAATTTGTTACATTAGCATCAATAAAATCTACACCGAAATAATCATGTGATCTTTGAATAGCAATTTGTTTTTCTTGTTCTCTAGCTCGCTCTTTTTCTTTAATTTTTTCTTCTTTCTTCCTTAAACGTTCATTTTGTTTAAATTCTTTATTACTAGTTTGTTTTGGTTGTTGAACCTTTGTATTGTTGTTTTCTGCATTAGTATTAATGGATTTTTTATCAACTAGTACAAATTTGGTTAAAGCAACTATTGATAAAATAAAAGCAATAATACTAATACCTTTGTTTGCAATACCAAATAAACTAGAAAATAAAATAACCCACATTATCCATTTATTAATTTTCATTGTTTTCCCCTTTGTTTAATTTTGTATTATTTTTGATTTTCATCATTATATATTCTTTGAATTACTGAATTAACAATCTCACTTAACATTTTTTTATCGCTTTCTGATAAAACTTCATTAAAACCAAAAGAATTTTTGTTATCTATGCCACTATAAAATAGCTTATATTCAGACTGGTTTAATAGCCATTTTAAATCAAAGTAAGGCTCGTCTATTTCCTCAATTTGGTATTGATTAAATTCGTTCATAGTAAGTTTAATTTCTTTTCTTTGGATTTTACTTGAATGCTTTTTTTGTTCTTCTTGGAATTTTTTAACAAACTGGTCATATTCTGTTCTCAATTGTTCATAGCTTATTTTTTTGTTTTCACTAAATATAGTTAGTAATTTTTCAATATCATCATGCATTTGAGATTGATCCATAAACAATACATACCAAAATAAAATATTTTTAGATGGAAAACGCTTACCATTTTCTAATTTACTAACATACACATCTGATACACCTAAGTACTTTGAAAGAGTATCTAAAGTTAAATCTTCTTCTTTTCTAAATTTTTTAAGAATGTTTGAAAAATCTTCAAGACTATTTTGTTGCATGTTTTATCAATCCTCCTGTAAATATCCTATTGTCTATGTTGATTATTATACTTTTATTCTTATTGTTCGTAAACAAGTAAATAAAAACTTGCCAAAAGAAAGCTAAGATGTTACTATTTGTTTGTAAACAAAATTAAAGTTTACAAACATTTAGCGTGAGGAGGTGTTTTTATGATTGCTAAAGTGAATTATTTGAAACGTTTGATTGCATTTGAAGGATTGAGTTTAAAAGATTTTGCAAGCGAAATAGAAGTGAATTCTAACTTTTTGAATTCCATTGTTAATGGTAAAAGAACGACATCCCCAAAAACAGCTAATAAAATAGCGAAAAGACTCAATGTAGATATAAAAGATATATTCATCTTTGTAGAAGAAAAAGAGGAGGTTAAATAAATGTCTAGAACAAAATTGCATGATGTACCAACTAAAGAAAATACAATTACAGAACCAAAGCAAGTTGTAGTGAATCCTTTGTTTGCAAAGCCTAATGTACTAGCTAGTATTTTCGGGATTTCATACAGTTCGGTCAATCGTATTTTAAAAGAGTGGGAAAAAGATCATAAAGGTATTGATGATTTATATTATTCACTATCATCAACAATGATTGTTATCAGTATTACACGTTTTGAAGAGTACATGAAACAACGTCATAAAAAATGGATGTAGGAGGCAAGGCAATGAAAATGTACTTAACTTATATCTGCTTAGTTTCATTGTTAACAATATTATTACTAGCAATATCTAACATGTATGTCGCTTTTAGTGTGTACGGCATGATGGTAACTTATGGATTTAATTTAACAGGAGAGATTACAACGTGCGAAAACAAGTTATTATTACAAAAACAGTAGTTGGCTGGTACAACATTAAAGATACTCAACATAATTTAATGTTAAATATACCGCCAAAAGTATTTGAACAGTACTTTCCTGATGTTAGTAAAGATGTTCAAGTTGCGTGTTTAGAAATGGATTTATCAAAAATTACAGAAATTAAAAATAAGAAAAAGGTAGGTAGTTAAGATGGAAATCAAACAAAAATATCAATTATCAAAAGTGGTTAAAATATTAGAAGTAGTATTATACGAGGAAGATAAGTTTCAATCCGATAAGGACTATCATTATCAGGATAAAGCATTTTATGAATATGCTTTAAAGTTAGTTCATAATGGATTGTTCAATATTCTTGCTGAATTAGATTTTGAAGATGAAGTATTTTTAATTCTTGATGAAGTAACGATGACGCTAAGTGATGTCATGAAAGAAACACAACACGTTTATCGTTATAGTGTCATAGACGAAAAAGGTGAACATAAACATACAACAGATCGCAAAGGACACGTGATTGGAATGTTAGAGTGGGCATTAGATTACATTGTGGGAAATATTGAAGTGGAGGAATTATAAATGAATTGGGAGATTAAAGATGTAATGTGTGATATTGAAGTGATAAGAGAAAAAATCAATGATGTAGCTATCAAACATGGTTGGTTTGTTGAAGATAAATTTGTCAAAAATGAATTAGAAACAAAACGGGAACATATTATTTTTTCTGCTAGCTATTTAGAACATCGTATACAAAATGAACATACAGTTGAGTTATTACAGGTTTATTTAAAAGAGTTCGATGAACTTATACAAAAATTTCATGAAATAGAAAAAGCATCATCTGATGTAAGTTTGGCGACAGAATCAGATGACGCATAAATTAATAATTTATAAGAGCAAATTAATTAAATACTCTATTTATATTATATCATTTTTTGCTCTGTTAATCACTAGAGGTGAAGAATTTGAACAAAATTAAGCTAGAACACGATATTCAAGTATCAGTTATTTGGTATAACAATTTAGATTCGCGATCTTTTAAGAGTTTTTCACAACCTAAATGGAGTGAGTTAGTTAATAGATTAGCAATACCTCAAAACAATATTAACAAATATGCTCGTGGTGTTGCTGTTTACGGTGATATTAAAAACGGTGCAAATGATCATGGTGAAATTATCAAAAAGCATCGAAACGATAAAAATGTCATATACAGAAATGTGATTGTACTTGATTATGATGAAATAAATGATTTAAAGCAATTACATGACGCAATCAGCTCAGTTTTAAGCAATGTTGCATGGTTTTGGCACACATCGTTCAGTCATACAACTGAAACTCCTAGAATACGCTTGTATATCCCTCTTGATGAGCGAATAAGTGCAGATGATTATCGTCTGTATACAAAGGTATTATCGAATAAAATTGGCCACAAAGTTGATGAAGGTTCATATCAGCCAAGTAGATGTTTTGCATTACCGGTTATTCAAAAAGGACACATATTTATTAAACGAGTGAATGACTGTCCAATTATGGATGTTGATATGCTCGAGCAGTGGTCAAAGGGGTTTGAACAATCAAATGCTAGTCCTAATGTCATAGGGTACACGCGACGAGATAGTGCGTATTGGCGAGATATAGCTTTTGGTGTAAGTGAGGGAGAGCGCAATTCAACATTGGCTTCAATTACGGGTTATCTTTTGCGTAGGTATGTAGATCCAAACTTAGTTTATGGGTTAGTGAGTGCGTGGGCAAGTGTATGCAAACCACCTATTAATCAAAGTGAAGTAAATAATACTTTTAAAAGTATTTTGAAGAAAGATAGTAAGAATAAATAAGGAGGTTTTTGTTTGGAAAATGTAACAAACGAAGAAGTATTTGAAATGATTGATAGCAGAACCGGTGTTTTAAATGCTAATGATTGGAAAAGTCAATTAAGGCGTTCTGCTACTACACAAGCATTGAAAAAAACGACTACAAATGCTGAAATCATATTGTGTAATGATGAGAGTTTAAAAGGGCTAGTACAATATGACGCTTTTGAAAAAGTAACCAAACTGAAACGTCTACCGTATTGGAGGTCAAAAGGAGATGCGAATTATTATTGGGCTGATATAGATACCACACATGTGATTTCACATATTGATAAATTGTATAATGTACAGTTTAGCCGTGATCTTATTGATACTGTAATTGAAAAGGAAGCATATCAAAATAGATTTCACCCTATTAAATCGATGATTGAATCTAAATCATGGGACGGAATCAAAAGAATTGAAACGCTCTTCGTTGATTATTTAGGTGCTGAAGATAACCACTACAATAGAGAAGTTACAAAAAAATGGATGATGGGTGCAGTTGCTAGACTCTATCAGCCAGGTATTAAATATGATTGCATGATTATTTTATATGGTGGTCAAGGTGTTGGAAAATCTACGGCAGTGAGTAAATTGGGAGGTCATTGGTATAACCAAAGCATTAAAACGTTTAAAGGTGATGAGGTCTATAAGAAATTGCAGGGTTCTTGGATATGTGAAATTGAAGAACTGTCGGCATTTCAAAAGTCTACTATTGAAGATATTAAGGGGTTTATAAGTGCCATTGTAGATATTTATAGGGCTTCTTATGGTAAACGTACAGAGCGTCATCCTAGACAGTGTGTGTTTGTAGGTACAACCAATAACTATGAGTTTTTAAAAGACCAAACAGGCAATCGTCGTTTTTTTCCTATTACGACAGATAAAAATAAAGCAACTAAAAGCCCGTTTGACGATCTAACACCAGATGTTGTGCAACAAATGTTTGCCGAAGCTAAAGTATATTTTGATGAGAATCCAACGGATAAAGCATTGTTATTAGATAAAGAAGCTAGCGAAACTGCATTGAAAGTTCAAGAAGAGCATTCTGAAAAAGATGCTTTAGTTGGAGAAATAGAAGAATTTCTTGAACGTCCTATTCCGTCAGACTATTGGTATAGAACGTTAGAAGAAAAAAGAGTGTCTGCGCATGATGTTATAGACCAAGACTATATTAAATTATATGGTGATGGTAAATTGATTGAATTACCGAATACAAAACCAGGTGCTTATGTATGGCGTGACAAAGTATGTAGTATGGAAATTTGGAAAGTGATGATGAAACGAGATGACCAACCACAACAACATCATTTAAGAAAGATTGATAAAGCATTAAGAAATACACGATATTGTAGCACAGTGAAAAAGCAAACACGCTATGGTGAAGGCATAGGGAAGCAGTATGGTTTTAGCATAGATTTATCTTCTTACTACAAGGAACTTAAAGTCGAATCGTCATAAATTTTAGGACAGTAAGACACTTATAAGACATGTTTAAGACACCTTTAATCCCTTGTGGCAGTAATGCCATGCTATATGTGTCTTGGTGTCTTGATAGTTTTTAGTTTAAAGTTTTACAGAAAATATATACACAAAGTACGAAATATAGATATGTAGATAGCAAGTAGGGAGACAGTAAGACAGATTAACCGAAACCCTTGAGGGAGTAAGAATTGAAGAGTGTCTTTGCGTGTCCTAAAAAAACAATGCAAATAAGACAGTGGGACACCTATACAATTTTAGGAGGAATAAAATGAACAAGAATGAATTAAAATCAGAAATTTTAGAATATATAGAATCACACGATGGAACTACTTTTGTAGAAATAGAAAATGTATTCGAAGAAAATAACTTTGATTATAAAGGTGATGGGGCATATACAAGTGGCCAACATCCAAATGTGGTGTTTTGGATTGGATGGAACCAAGAAGCATTTAATATCATTGCTGAACTTAAACGAGATGGATTAATTGAGATGGATATTTGTCCGCCAATTATTTATCTAGTTGATGGTAAAGGGTTGGATTTTCCTATTGTAAGGTCAAAAAATATTAAAACAGATCATTGGTTGCCTGTCACGTTTACAATTAGTAAGAAAGAAACGGAGTGTGTCTAATATGAATGAAAAAGAGAAAATTTATAATCAACTTCATCATGATGCACCAATTCAAATTATACCAGCACCCGAAAATTTATTTGTCGAATATATAGAAGATGGTGAAGTATGGTATTCACCAGTTGTATGTATGGCTTTAAGTAAAGCGCATAATATTAATTTTTATGATAGTGATGATGGGGGGTGCATCGATAAAGCAGCCACATGTAGCATTAAAAAATTTAATCCTGAGACAGGTGAGTTTGAACAATTCAGCAAAATGGCTCAAAAGGAGATAACACAATGAATATAGAAACTATCGTAAATCAATTTGAAACAAGAGCAGGCACGTTGCTAAGGTACTACACGGGATTATTAGAACATAGTAAAGTGCAACCGTGTTGCTTTAAGTTATACAATGATCCATTTGATATGGCATACGTGATGATGAATGGGAAGTTATTCGGTCATGTATATATTAAAGATTGTAAAGTAAGGCAATCATTTGAATTAGCGTCACCTAATCACACTGAGGGGCTTATAAGAAGCGTAGAGGGGCATTATGTAGGTTATGAGTTATATGATGGTAAACAGCTTTCTATTAGCGATATGATGGCTAGTCATTTGTTTGAAGATGAGTATTTTATGTATGGGCTAGAAACTTATGCAGAATCAAATAATAGTGATGTGTTTGAGTACTTAGAAAATGGATTTGATACTGATACACTTGAGGGTATTCAATCAACTAATACAGATGTGGTAGCGAATATTGAAGTGTTGTATCAGTTAGCTACCGGAATTAATGAACCAGCACCAGAGTTAGTTGAGGGATTAAAATTAGTAACTGAGTTTGTGCAAGATGAGAATGCGACACAAGATGATTATAAGGCGTTAGAGCGTAAGTTGAGTGAATTGAAAAAAGCATATTACAGTTTGAGTAAATAGTAAGAAAAAGAGGTCACATACTCTTGTGTGACTTCTTCATTTAGCTAATAAATGTTAACTATTGTAGAAATACACTAGGGTGTGCTAGTTTGCGAAAGCGAACATTAGTTCTTTTCTGTGACATTTCTATATATAACTAAAAAAGTGTTTTTAAGGCTTTTATTACAATGGTTTGACGTATGTTAATAGTAAGTTAAATAAATTCAAATAACGAACGTTAGTTTGTGTTTTTCATGTAAATTTAGTATAATTAAGGTATAAAGTAATTACAAAAGTGAGGTGAAACATATGCAGAAATTAGTCGAAAAAGAAAAGACGTACAACTTACCCGATGAACACCGCCAAGTACTCAATGTGATAAGAAATACGTCTAAGAAATATATTACTAAAACCAAAATCTTAAATCAATTGGGATATGAATATAATTCGAGTAATGAACGATGGTTAAGAAAGGTGATCAATTCATTAGTTTATGATTATGCCTATCCTATAGGGTGTAGTTATAAACGTAATGAACGTGGTTATTACATTATTACAACGGAACAAGAGAAGCAACAAGCAATGATTAGTATTAAAAAGTTAGCTGATGGCAGTATGAAACGCTATGAAGCTTTGAAACGAATTGAAGTTTAAAGGAGTATATTATATGAAAGCAAATCAGTACGAAGAATTAAGCGAAGTTTTAGATCTAACTGAAAGTCAAAAGCTGAAATTATATGTATATCAAGAGAGACAAAATAAAAACATAAAACAAGACAGTAAAGAATCAAAACAAAATAATGAAGAAGCAAATCGTGAAAAACGTCAAAAAATCTTGGATATAAAAGATGATGTAACTAGACAAAATGCAATTGCGAAAAATAGAGAGTTATTTAAATAGGAGGCATACCATTGAAAACATTAGATCAAATTGAAAAATATAAAACTAACATTGAGGATTACCGAAAAGAGATTAAAAACCTAGACGCAGAAGTTAAAAATGATGGCAAACAACTAGATGATATCAATCAAGAGTATCAAGATTTAGTGATTAATGGCGAAGTAGAAAAAGCTGACAAACTTTATACAAAAATAGAAAAATTAGAATCTGATTATAGAGCTAAAAGTAAACGTTTAATGGTTATGAAACAGTCATTCAAAAAAGTTGTCATAAAAAACTGTGAAAACATGCAAGATGTCGCGGATGAATTAAGTGATGAATACAATGAAACGTATCAAGATGATTTAAAGCGATACGAAACACTCAATCAACAACTTAAAGACGCTAAGGATAAACTTTTAGGTTATAACGACGAGTACAGTGCTAAACAAAGAGCCTTAACACAATATATTGATCGATTGAAAAGAGAGAATAACATTCAACCTGTAGAATTTATAGGGAATGTAAATATTATTCAACCATTTAACATTTAATAAACGCATTACTCACTCAAATGATTGGGTGGGCTTATTTTAACAGAGAGAAGTGAATAAATATGCCTAAATTAACGCCTAAACAAGAGCGTTTTGTGAATGAGTATATAAGAACATTAAATGTTACACAAAGCGCTATAACAGCCGGATATTCGCCTAAGACAGCACACGTTACGGGAAGTCGATTATTAAAGAAAAAACATATTAATGAATATATTCAAGAACAAAAGAAAAAAGTGATAGACGAAAGTATATTAAGTGCTAATGAGTTATTACATTTATTAACAAATTCAGCTGTCGGTGACGAGACAGAAACGAAAGAAGTTGTGGTCAAGCGTGGGGAATATAAAGAGAATCCACAAAGTGGCAAAGTACAGTTAGTCTATAATGAACATGTTGAACTGATAGAGGTGCCAATTAAGCCAAGCGATCGTTTAAAAGCTCGTGATATGCTTGGGAAATATCATAAACTGTTTACTGAGAAAAAAGAGCTCACTGCTGACACTCCGGTAATTATAAATATTGGTGAATGGGACGAAGAAGATGAAGAAGATAAACAGATAACACTAGATAAAATAAATGATAACTATCCTAATAGAACAATGATTGTTGATGATATACCGTTAGAGGATTAAATAGAGCCTATCTGAAAATATTCAGATGGGCATTTTTTTGATTTTAATTGAGGAGTTATTTTGTTAGTATTTAAATTAATTAATAAATTATAATTTAAAAGGAGTGAGAATATGTTAAACAAAAATGTTAAATACCCTCATGCTAAGCTATTATTTGATTTTGCGGGTATTATTTCAAGTATTAGTATTTTATTATTAATAGCCTTTAATTTATATTTAAAGTTCGAAAGTAATGGAATTGTAGAGATAGGAGTTAAGTGGAACGAAAGTAGTTTGTATATAGGACTTACTTTGTTGTTTCTTATCATTTTTTGCGCTATTATCTCTTATATTCTTAAGTTTATTAAAAAGGGATTGAACTAAAAAAATAAAAGGAGAATGGCAATTACCAATACTAATACTTTTAAAATTTTAGATGGGCTTGCTTTTGGTGTTTTAACCGTACTTTTGATTATTTGGATTATTGGATTTTTTAAGAAGTATTCACAAAAATAAATCACTCATTTATACCGATTTTGGAATTGTTAAGGGTTTGGAGGCTCAACGTCAATAAAGCAATTGGAATAAAACTTTTAAATATTATAGTTTTTTTCGTTATAAACTTTTATTCCATGTTTTATTAGCAGTGCTGAAAATACTCCAACTCCTCGTCTTTTTTCTCCGTTAAATTCACCTGTGTAAATATTTTCCGTGCTACAAGTTGGACTGTCGGATTTTAGTATTAATGTTTCGCAATTTATTTTTTGACAAGTATCTAATGCCTTCATTGCTCCGTTTATATATTCTTTTGTAACGTCGTTTCCCTGACTATCTACGATTTTGGCTCTGTTTTCTAAAACATCGAAACCGTCTCCCCCTACAATTTCTGCAGGATTTCTTGGTGTTGATAATCCGCCTAATATTTCAGGACATATTGGTTTTGCTATACCTTTATCTACCAATTTTTTTAAGTTATTGTTGAGTTTATTTCCTCCGTCATATCTAACATTTTGGCCGACTAAACATGCGCTTATAAAAATCATATATTATCCTCCGATTTTTAGGTTTAAGAAACGAGTGTGAACGAGTTTCTTCTTATCTTGATACTATATAGAAATAATAAAGAAATCAAAAATAAATGTAAGTATGACGTATAAACTTTTTATAAACACAAAAGTAAGCGTTTATCATTTACATTTAGAGTTTTCTTAAAGATAATGAACACATCTACTGAAATTTACTACTCAAAATTGAGTATCCTTTAATGACTGTATCCGTTGGATGTAGTCTTTTTAACTTGTCAAAACTCTACATTTCATAATTCGATAAGAATATCAACTGTACCTATAAGTCCACATGTAAACAGTTCCTTAAAATAGGTATATGGTTTGATATTAGAATAAAGGGTGCCCCAAATTAGAGGTATCCTTTTGTATATAATCAACCCAAATGTGAGGATGTTAAATGTGTCCGTAAGTGGACGTATTAGCTACTTAGCTTAATACCCTCAAATGTGAGGATGTTGGTTTATACACAGCTCAAATGTGAGCTAGTTAATACAGCCGAAATTTCGGCACTAGTAGATATATCAGAACAGTTATTCAGAAAACGACAATATCCGTTTTCTAAATTCTGAAAAACTGAATGTGGCTTGTCTAACTTATATATTTGCGTAGTGAGAAATACAATTTTGAAGTATTTTAGCGCATGAGCTGATGTAACAATTTGTGACGATAGCTGCATGAACAATTCGTTCAGTCATGTATAAAAGTGAGTAGGGAAATACGACGCCCTTTATTGCTTGATCTAAGAAAGGAACAAAATATTCACCCATGTATTGTGACTTGTAAATGTTAGATAAGTGAATGTAGCAACCCCAGTGTTTGTTGATAATATTGGTGAAGATGATGAGAAGAATGAGCGAGATTTAAAACAATTGGAAAAGTAATATCCAAATACTGATTTTCATATTGATGATATAGGAAGATTTGAGGAGTAAAGGGAGTTATATAAGTATATGTGAGGGTATCGTTTAAGTAAAGGAGGGACGATAATATGTCTATTGGGTTATGGGTTAGTGTCATTTTTGCTGTACTCATAGGTGGTGGAGGCGTTTTATATGCCTATATTAAAGGAAAAAATAAGAAATGA